TCACCGGCCCATCTGCAGGCTCCGCCTGAAACTCTCCGGCAACGGATCGTCGTATCCAATCAGGCAGAACTGGTCAAGCGCAAACAGAACTACGCTTTCCAATCCCTTCCCCTCTGCCATCTGCACCTCTTTGAGCCAGGCGTTCTTCGAGTCGCTGATTCCTGTCAGATAACTACGTTGCGAGGCAGGAAATCCTTCCGTGGTTCCGAAGTCGATCGTCGCTACACTCGCGTCAAGATTTCGCGCCAGTGTGAAGCCGAAGCACTCCGTCTTCAGGCACGTGAGCGCCGACGGAGTCCACGATGCGGTGGGGTAATTGATCGCCATATTAAAACTGGTCTGATTCACATCCAGCGGAAAAAGCACCTCAAACCGGCAGGTAGGCTGACTGGTGCGCACAAAACTCATCACGGCGTTCGTGAAATTTCCGATCACCGTGGGCAAGTAGGCAACCTCATCCGGATAGCTGGCCGGGCTCACCGTGTTCGTGGTGATCGTCGCCATCGGATGCCCGTAAAGCGATTCGAACTGGCTCTGATTCCAGGCGTCATAGAATGGCATGCCGCTGAAAGGGACACCAGCGCCGTTGTTGGGAAAATACCACCACTGAACTTCGCCGAATTGCAGATAGGGTTGCAATCCGGCCGCCGCCTGAATCCCTGCGATCTCGGCATACGCTTCCTGCCAGAACGCCAGGCTCGTCGACGAAAAATTTGTTTGCAGCGATGGGGTCGGCAACAAGATCGGATCCCCGGCAGGCCCCACCTGCGCGATCCCGGCGGTAGCCGATGGATCGCCGTTGCCAAGCTCCATGCTGAACGACGCTGCCATGTCGATCCCATAACCATTCAGCGCCGTGAAAAAGCTCAAGCTCCAGTCCCGTACAGCTCGATTCAACCGAGGCATCGCCGTTAAATCCGTGAGCCAGGCCCCATCCATGCCGCCGGTAAATGTGGTTCCCGACGCTGTCGCCGTAAATCCGCCGCTGGTGGTCGAGGCTGACAGAGTATTGCTGTTGCCGGCCGATCCCATAGTGCGGGAATAAATCGCCACCACGTTACCCGATGCGCTCGCCCATACACCCGTGTATCCGTTATTCAGTTCCAGCGCAAATGCGGTGGCGATCGTCTGGGCCGTATCGCCGTTGTGAATCGCCTTCTGCACCAGCGTGCCGCCTGCCAGCGTCACCGTGACGAAGTAACCCGGTACTGGCGTTCCACTAAACGTCACGGATCCGGACGCGTACACGTTTCCCGGCGACACCAGCTCATAAAACCAGAGCGCCCCGACGTAGTGATTTTGCCGGCCTGTGAACCCGAGCGACTGGATCATCCACGCAGTTCGCTCCGGCGCCAGTACCAGGGAATGCTCCGTGTCCCAATCGGTCGCTAGAGTGATTTTCGATTCGGACGGAAAGGTCGGCAGGGTCGTCGTTGACACGGCGAGCTCGAAAAAGTCGAAATAAAACTGGTTCCCGTTGGGTCCCGCGTGCGTGACCGTCACGTTGTGTGGTCCCGCGGAATACTCGCCGATCGGCCACCGGATGAGTGCTTGTTCGTCCGTATACAGCAGATTGACGCTTCCCGCCGCGACCCCGTCTACTGTGATCGAAAGCTGAGCGCCGCTGGCCGTGTACTGAGTGCCGAGGTACAACGTGTGCGCATACATCGCATTGTACTGATAGGTAACCGAATTCCCGAGCGTGGTGGAGAGCTGAATCGTTCCTCCGGAGAAGTTACCTCGTGACTCGCTCCACGAGCCGGCGTACACCATCACCGGATCGTCATCCTCGGTCCGCTGCGTTCCAGGACCAGCTACCGAATAGGTTTGATTCGTGCCTGTCACTGTCCAGTTGGACACCACGACTTGAAACTCGCTTCGCACAAATTCGCCCGCCTGTTGGTCCGCGGCATAAGTCCAGCGCATCTTGCGAATGTTGTTGGTCGGCACAAGGTTTCCGTCGCGATCCGTCAGAGAACCGAAATCGATCGTCACCTGCCACTGCGTGGGAGACGTCCCGTTAGCGAAAGTTTTCGCCGGAGCATCCCAGATCTCAGCTCCAGTCGCGTAAGAGTAAACCCCAAATCGATTGCCGTTCTCCCCGGTCGTACTCGTCGCCAACGGCTGCCCCGCCGTGTAGTACAAACGGATGGTTGTTCCCGTCTGCGTGGCCGCCAGTTGAGTCGAAGTGCTGTTGACCAGAGCCGTCAGCGCGGTCACCGCGCTCGAGAGCGTATCGGAGCCGGTCACTTGGTAAGTATAATTTTCCTCGAGAAACGCGAGCCCGACGTAATCAGCTGACGCCACCGTCCCGGACAATGTGAAATCCGCGTAAGCACACTGAAAGCTCCCGGCAATGGGCATAGCGATGGAAGGCTGATAGAGCGTCACATAATAAATGCTCTCTACGCCGCCGCTGGTCGCCCAGATACGAAGAGATGGCCAATCCACCGTTGCGAACAACGCCGAGTCCATCGGGATGCAGTTTGTGCGCGTCTCTTGATACGAAAGCACGAGCCCGCTTAAATCACTGTCCGGTAAATAGCGAAATGCCGGATGTTCATGAGTGTTGTCGCGATTCCATTCGATCACTGCCCAGTCGAACTGCTGCCGCCAAGTTCCCGACACCGTAAATCCGCTGGACGAAGTGCTGCTCAGCGCCGCCACCGCAGACGGCTCGAAGAAATAGCACTGCAAGTCTCGATTGGGCGTGAGCTTTTCGATCGTGGACATATCTACAGCCGGATCGTCACTGTCAGGCTGCGTCCGGGCAGTGTCCCCGTGGCTCCTGGAACCGAATTGATGTTGAGCGTGAGTTGTGAGTTCGCGGTCAATGGCGGCAACCCGAACCCATCCACTGGGTCTGAGATCAAGGTGCCATCGGCGATGGTCAGAGTGCAGTAAACCGTGCCGCTCTGAAGCAGTTGCATCTCGATCGGGCCACCGCTGGGAGCTTCGCTCACCACCGCGGTAATATCCCGCGCAGCGAGCGAATCCTCGATCACCAGCGGTGGAGCGGCATCGGGTTGAATCGCCAGATAGCCGTCCACTTGTATGGAGAGCTGTCCTCCGGAGAGCGTGCGCAGCCCCTGATCCACGGTCGCCCCAAACGCTGCTGGCGCCACCGGGCTGTTGCCGCGCACATTCGTTACGAAAAATTCCGCCGCGCCGATGCGGACATCCGGTAGGAAGATCGACGTGCTGTAGCTCCCGCTCGCCGGACTCCCGAAGAAATCCGGCACAAACGGCATGATCGAGACATTCGTTTGCAGGTGATAGATCGCCGTACCGGCGAGGTGCGCCGCGGCGGTACTTCCATGGGAGCCGCGAACCACGTTGTACTGAAGTCCTGCGCTCGCTGTCCCAGTCACCTCCAAAATCTCGCCATCGATCTGAATCAGGACGCCGGCGCTCGCGGGTCCGGCAGTGTTCAACGTGATGGTCCCATCCGTCGAGGCGGCATCGCTAGCCAGCGTGAATGTGGATGGGCTGCTCAGTTCATTCCAGAAAAACAGCGTAAGCGTCCCGGCTAGGATCGTGTGCGTATTCGTCAGCGACGAAAACGAGATGCCAACTAAATCAACGGTCCCCTGTCCAACCAGATTCAACCCGAAGACTGGTTGCGGCGGTACGTCGGTGTCCACGCCTCCATCCCCTGCCCCAACAATCTGCCAGCGGGTCAGAGGATTCAATCCCGCTGCGCTTTCTTGGTCGAGTGCATTGGCGGATCGCCCGGAAGTTTCAACTGTCGCCCCAGTCTGGTTTGGTACCTCGATCTGAACCGGACTCGTCGCTCCGACCCCCCCAAAGTTCCACGTCGAGCTGGCAACCACAAAATAACTGGTGGAGTCCGGCGTCACTGTCCACGCCGGAGTCACAGTCAGTGTTGTCGAATTGTTCGACACAATGCTTCTCTCCTGCGTGGCGCCCGTTCCCCGCGTGATCCGCACCACGTCGTTTGTGAAGTCATTCAACAGCATGCCGAGCGTGCTGTTGCCGATCGTCGTACTGGACTGAATTCCCGCCACCACTTCCGGTTGCAGCTCCAATCTCCAGTAGAAGTTCGCATGGTCGTAATTTGGATCGGGCGGCCCCACCAGCGTCGGCGTAAGTCCAGCGTCCGTGAATGTAGCGGCCACCGCCACATTTGACGCGATTTGTAGCAGCTCCGTCGGGTTCGGGCCACGATACACATTGAACCCTGCCGTACCTGTCGAGAAACTCAATCCCGTCAAGGTCACTTGATTCGTATTCGTCCCCGGCGGAATCGTCGCCGCGACTACGAATGACAAGCCACTCTCCGCTCCACTCGCATCGAGCGCACTCACGGCGTAATACAGCGTCTGCGCCGCCGTCAGCGTACCGCCCGTCGAACTCAATGCGGGACTCAGACTCAATAGCGGAATTCCCACGGCACTCGCCGCCGGTTTCGACGGGGGCGTAAACTGCACCGCCAACTGCACCGCAAAGCTCCCGTCGGAATTTTCAATTGTGGTTTCAGTGATCCCGAACTGGTCGATACCGTTCGAATCAATGACGGTGCCGATCAGCGGCCGAGGCAACCCGACACTGGCGCCCGCCTGCAGTCCGGCGCCAGTCGAACCGGTTCCGCTTACCGTGTACCACGAGTCGTCATGCCATTGCGCCGTGATCTGCACCGTCTGGCAGTTCTTTCCTGGAGCGATTTTCGTGACGCGGAACGGTTGCCGCTCGAGACCTTCTTTCAAGTACGTGATCGTGATCAGGTCCCCGGGCCCGATTCCGATTCCCTTCACCGTCGTCTCAAAATCGATCAGCGTATACCCATCGATGGTCTTATTGAGCTGCAAGGCCAGAACACGCGTCGCTTGGTAGAAATTCGGAAGCCCCAGGCCCGAGAACGCCTTCGTCACTTCCCTCTGCGTCAGTAGCGAATCCTCCACGTCGACCAGCGAGAGACTGTCCTGCTGGTACGCGTTGAATTGGTCTTGAAATTCGATCGTGAGATTGTTCGCCGTATCCGCGCTGATCCTCGACCACAACCGGATCGCCGGATCGCCACTCGAGCTCCTGACCAGGCCGGAGAACGTCGCCGATCCGTCGGAGAATTCATAGGCCGGCCATCCGCCGTTCAACATTTCCGTGCTGTTGCTTCCGTCCGGAAGGGTCGGTTGTTGCAACGCCAGAGTATTCTCGGCGCGCAGCGTCAGGAGTCCGGCGCTGCTGTAGGTCAGCATCAAAGCCGATCCATTGCGGATTCCTCGAACCGCGTCGGACGCGCTGATGCTGTTCTGTAGCACGAGGTTGCACTGGAACTGCGGGACCGAAACCGTGTTCCCATTTAAATCCGTCGTCTCGACAGCTTCGGCGCAGTATGCCGCCGCTGTTGCGAAACTCACCAGATCAATCTCTGTGGTAAGCCATCCGCTTCGACGCAGCACGTCCAGCAAGACCCAAGCCGGATTGTTCGTGAAGGATTCTCCTAGTGAGGTGCCCGTTGTGTCGAATTGCTCCAACTGCAATCCGTTGAGCAGGACTTGCACGCTTGGGAGAGATTGACCGTTGCTGATCAGATTCGGCACCACCACGCTCATCATGGCCATGTTGCCGTAAGGATCACCCAGCGGATTGCCCGAACTGTCCGTGAAGTTCAGATCGAACGCACCGTTTCGTGTTCCCCGCGTCACGACATTGAACCAGCCTGTAGCGGTCATGTCCACACCGCTCTGACCCTCAGGGATCTGAATGTCATTGACCAGCACCGTCACAATGCCGTCGATCTCTCCCATCCCGAGCAGCACTTCCATCCGCGTTAGATTTCCGTCATTTCGCGAGAACACAATTGGCGGAAAGATCCACGCCGTCCCATACACGATCGGGACCGCATCGTTGTACACCGCGAGGTTGTCAATCACCGCGGATAGCTGCGTCCCCTTCTCGCCGTAACTGCGCACCAGGATCTGAGGAGGTACGAATTCAAGGCCGCCGAATCGGCTCGTTACGTTGCTGGCCGAATCGGTGCTAAACATGCCGCGTTGAATGCATGAGGCTCGCGTGAAATCGCACGATGTGAACGGTGCGCCGGAATTGAGGTTCCCTACTCCCCCGGTCTGGTCCGGCGAGTATCCGCATCTGTACAGCGCCGAGTACTTTCCCTTCACTCCTCCGTTCAGCGCTTCCTGCCTCTGCGCCAAGGTGGACGGAAACATCCACGGGCATAACCGTTCAATAAGCACTTCTGGCAGCTTGATGAGCTGCAGGTTCAGACGGTTCGTAAACGACAATTGGAAGGTGGATTCCGTGATTTGTTCCGCCGGATTGCCCATCCCCAGATAGACCACGCGCACCTCAGAGGCCGCCGCCCCGGCCACCAGGTCATAAAACACAAAGCGGATCGTGACCTGGGCGCCTTTGAATCCGGTATTTCGCTCGATTTCGGAAAAATGAGAATCGGCGTTGGCGAGGGTAATCGTAACCTTCGGAGCGCCATCCAGCCCTTCGTCCGCTGACGTCCGCAATTCGAACAAGTTGTACTTAAGCACGCGCGCGCTGTATTCTTCACCCGCTACGGTAACGGTGTGGGTGCTCCAGCGCTCCGTCGCGCCCGACGAAAGCACGCAATCGAAGATAAACAGCGGTGTCGGAGGTGCTTCGATTTCCTTGAAGCCGTCGATCGTCGTCGGAGTCATCTAATCCTCGGTTGCAATGATCTTGACGACCACGTCGTAGACGTCGGTCCCCTGTGCTGTCACCGTAAACTGGTCGGAGGCGAATCGCGCCTTAGCGAAGACCCCGCCTTGATCTACGGTCTGCTTGTAGTCGGATGGAGCCGGTTGCGCTTCCACTTGCATGCCGAACAAATCTACTGACCCGCCGGCGGCCAATTGCGCCGCGAACGTCACTTGCGTCGTGCTCTGGCCACAATTTCCGGTAAACGATATCCGTTGCCACTGGGTGCTCAACGGAAATGTCTGCCCGATACTCGCTCCGGTCGTCGTTTGCATCAGGGTGATATTCGACCCGGAGTCCGTTCTGGCCCACATGCTCAGGCAGAACATAAAGTTACCAGGAACGTTCAGCGACTGCGCTACGGATTCCGCTGCTCCGCCTCCGTTCACCACCTGCGTCGCCCGCGTGGTCCCGAGGGGATCGACTGCCCCGGTCGTCAGCGCTAGCAGCGGCCCGTTCGTCCAAGCCGAGGCGCCGAAGGTCTCGCTCTGCAACAGTAGATTCGCGGTCGGATCCAGAAACGTGAACGTTTGCCACGACCCGGAGGTTGCTTGAAACAACGCTTCGATCGCGTTCCACTCGGCCGTCGTCAATACCGACGCGCGCATTTCCCACGCGTTCACCGCCGCGTTCGGATCTGCAAACACGATCGTGCTTCCGTCGCTTAGAGTGTTCACCGCAGTCCGCTGGATCGAACTCTTCGTCAGCGGATACGGTGCCGAAGCCCCGGTAGTGAGTTGAGGAAAAACCAGCATTCTAACCGCGATTCTCCTTGACCGTCACGGACGTCTTTCCGCCGGAAAAAGTCGAATATTCGAGAGCGAGAGTGTCGCTATCGAAACTGCAGGTCGGATAGGTGGTTCCATCAAAAGGATCGACAAAGGAAAAACTTCCCGCTCTCCCGCCTTGGCTCTCGAAGAATTGTTCCAGGTTCACAAGTTCAGATTCGTCCAGTAGACTCAACTGGATCGTCCATCGCCGAAGGGGCAGTCCATACCCCGGAAACCGCTGCTCGCTTCCGTCCAGAAACCGGAAAATCTGCGTCGAGAAATCCCGCTCGCGGCTCGACGGATACTGCGTGACCGCGCCGGTCTTCAAGGTCGGAAAGCTAGCCACTCTAAACTCCCCGGATGACGTCGTTCAGCACGCTCGACTCGAGCATCGCCTGCCGCACCGCCATCGCGATGTCATTGCTGTGATCGAGAAAAGACTGGCTATCCATGGCCTGCACTTGCACTGTGATTTGAGGACTCGCGGACGATGTCGATGCCGGCACCGGTTGGGGTAGCCCGACCGTTCCGTTGTTCACACCCACGGCCCCGCTCCCGCCTGACGCGTTAATCCCGGCGGTCGCCTGGATCGGCAAGGGTGTGACGTAAGGAATTAGAGGCTGCGGACTGCTCGATCCTCCGCCAAACAGGCTCGTCAATCCTGAAATCAGAGGGCTCAGTCCTGATCCCAACCCTAGGAAATTTAAGAGTGTGCTGCCGATCGATCCTCCCACCGACCCGCCGCTCCCTTGCGCTTTCGCGGTTGTGCCTTGCGCAAGCGCTTGCGTGTTCTGCTCCATCGTGGTGATTTGCGTTTGATTTACTGTCTGTAACTGCTGGAGCTGCTGAGTCAGGCTTTGCAGTTGCTCCGTCATGGCGCTGGTCTGGTTCGCCCCGGAGCCCGATTCGCCACTGCTTCCTGTCGGCGAGCTTGCATTCGGCGTTGACCCGCGCGTACCCGAGATTGCAGCGAGGCTCTGCTCCAGCAGCGTCGAAATTTGACTCGATGAATTCTTATTGGCCATTCTCCCGATTCCATTCCCGCCACGCAGTCTCGAGCGCCAGAAAGGCGTCCGCCATCTTCGCTGGCAATACCTCCAGCTCACCACCGCCGGAAAACTTCCAGGCGAAAAATCTTTCCAGCCATTCCAGGCTCTGCGGGGTCACCAGCGATTTCGGACATTCTTCGGTGGCTAAACGCCCGCGGATCCACACCGGCCGCCGCGCCCCGCGTCGATTCTCCGGCAGCCATCCGCAGCGTCTTTTCTCCTCCAGCCCTTGCCGTCTGCATTGGTCGCATCTCCACCCGGCTTGGCTAGAGCTATGAAAATGGAAAGCGACGATTAGTTTTTTCGTTCGTCTTCAGTCAGCCCGGATTCGGTCTTGATCCTCGCCAGAATCTCGCTGGCGAGATCCGCTGGACCCTTCTCGATCAGCGTCGCCGCCGTCGCCATCTCGCCGTCGATCTTCAGCCCCTCGATACCCGCCAGCCCCCATTCCAGATACGTGCGATCGATCTCCACCGCCAACACTGCGGCTTCTAGCTTCTCTCTGACATCGCTGCCCGCATCCAGGAACTCGATCTTGCAGCCGATCTCTCGAATCCTTCGCGCCAGATCGATGCGCCGGCCGAACGACATGCGCGCGATCGCATACCTTACCCCGGCGTGAGTCTCGGCATCGAACCATGCCGAACTCTCATAACTTTCGTCCGAACGCCCATTAGGCGAAAGAAATATAGAGCTCATTATCGGCCGTCCCCTGTGCTCTGTCGTTCTGGAACTTCCACTGCAGCCGCGTCTCGGAATCGTCAAATTCCGGTACGTCGGGCACCATCGCCGGCAGGTACACTCCAACGAGTTGGTTCGTCTGCTCGCCCAACTGGAGCATAACCGGGATCGGCGATCTCTGTCGGGCCGCTTGATACAATCCTGCCGTCTGCGTATCCGCCGCTTCGAAGAGACTCGAAGTTCAGTTTTACTGACCTGATCCCCGCTGCAATACATTGCGCGAAATCGCTCCCGAACTCCTTGACGCGCAGGTCGACATCGTTATCCAATTCCAACGTCGCCGCGGTCAGTGTTAAGAATTGGGCTGGCGTCGCGCCCATCCACACCTCTCCGAGGTGTCCGGGCACAATCGTATAATCGAATCCCACCGTCGAAGGCTCCGCCGGATACGTCGTCAGCCCTCCCTCGCCGGCTGTGAAACTCGCGCTGTCCAGTAGATCCCTCGCCGGGCCGCCGAACTCGAACTCTTGATAGTCGCCGTTGACCGTGATCTTCATGGTGTCCATCGCGGCGCCCTCAATGACGCGCTGCACCGCCGTGCTCGGATCCCAGTAATCGAAGATGCTCGCGCTTCCCAGGCTCGACGCCAGGACATAAGTCATCGTTGTCCCGAATGTCGAGCCGGCTTGCGGCGTAGTGTTGAAGGGCGCATTCACGAATATCGTCATCGTGTCTTGAATCGCGGTTACGAAACGTATCTCGCCCGAAAACGTTACACCTTGTCCCGAGGCGAGGCCGTGCGGCGCCGAAAACTGGATTTGCGTTCCGCCCGTCACCAATGCCACGGTCCCGCCGCAATACAAGAGCGGCGTTCCTCCCATCGCGGCCTGAAACAGCGGTCCATGGCTAGGCGGATTCGGTTGGCTCGTCCACTCGGTCATCAGCGTGGTTAGCTGAAAGCTAGTTGTCTTTCGGATCGTGTTCGGCAGGCCGACGAACGTCCGTGTCCCCGTCTTATCCGCCCGCGTCGTCTGCTCCGGAACCTGTTTAATCGTCAGCTTCAACAAGGGAATGCGGTTTTGGATCGTCACCGTCGGCACCGTGCCATACGCGGATTCGAGCGCCACGTAGATCCGCTCGTTGTTCGATGATATGTAACAAGACATGGCTCCTGGCTCCTCGACTCTTCAACTCGAAAGATCCACTTCAAATGTCACTCTTGCGATTTCTAGCAAGTTCTTTCCGCCGTGCTGCACCGGGTCATAATTCACTTCGTACCCTCCCGTGAAGAATGCGCCCTGCCCCCAACTTCCTCGATTGGTGTCTAGCACCTCCGTGATCGAGTCTACGTACAATCGCAACTGGTCTTCAAGCCCCTCGATGCGATCCTGTGAGACCCTAACCTCCGCGACCATACCGACCTTTCCCGAAAACGTCCGGAATTTCTCAGTCAACAGGTTCCGCGTCCGGTTCGAGTACACATGAACCACCGGATATTGCACCGCCGTGCTCCGCTCCGCGAGTGGCACAGGCGTGTTCTGTTGAATCACATGTGCTGGCGGAATCGGCGTCAGTGTCACGCCGGTATCCGCTGCTAACCCAGCCACCGTCGGCCCCAACCCCGTCTTGGGGTCGTTCAGGAATCCGGCAAACAACCCCGTGACCACGCTTCCCGTTCGCGCCATTCACCCTCTCCTCAACAGTCTTCCGCCAGTGATGAAGACATCCGCCAGTTGTCCGTTGCCAGGAGCACTGCTGGTAACCAGGCCCGAAGTCGGCAGAGTGAAGCTTTGCCCGATGGGAATCGGGGTCGTAGTTTGCAGCGTAACCGTCGTCGCGGATAGCCCCACGTACACGTTGAATGCCGTGGCAATCGTCGGCGCGGTCCCCATCTCTAACGCCAGGTTGCTCGAGTCCGGCGTCTGAAACGTCGTCAAGCTGCTCGGCTCTCCCTCTTCCCCATTCGCCGATACCCAACTGACTTGCACGTAATAGATCGCCGAGGGATTTGTGCCCAGGGCGATAACAAACGTCGGTTGTGACGCTTGCGGAATTGGCGTCAGCGCCAGCCCGATCCCGAAGCGCATCGTATCCTCTTGGGCGTTTCCGGAGAGTCGTTGATACTCTCTCCATTTCGCCTGATACCGATCGTTAAGTTGATTGTTGAAGGCGTCCCGGTACACCAGCTCAAGAGTGTGGAACGCATGCCACCGCGTCATCTGCGGGCTCACGACTACATCCGAGACTCCGATCCGCCGCCGGATGGACGTCTGAGGATCTAGAGTCCACGCATGATCCAGAAGCACGTCGAGAACCACCTCCACGATTTCTTCGGTCGACAACGTGAGCTTCGTGTCTAGATTGATCCCTTCAACGTTCGCCAGATTGAGAATGGAGGTCTCGTATGCCTGCAGATCTTCGTCGTCGTTCGGATTTCCATCGGTAAGCAGAGCCATCGGTCCTCGCTCCCTATGCTTTCCTCTGCGGCTTCAGCGCGGTTCGCAACGCGCGAACTTCACCCTCGGTCAGCGTGGGCGCCTCTTGCGCTTTTCTCCACGTCGCCTCGATCTCCGAACGGAAGTGCGCCGCTTGCTCGGGCGTCGCTAGATCCGCCTTCTCTTCAGCTATCAGCCGGGCCGCCAGCCTCCGCGGTACCGCCGTTTGCACCCCAGCCTTTCCTCCATCCGGGGTCTCCCGGCTGACGATCACAACGTCTGGGTCGTTGATCGTGGATTCGATCTTCCGGACTTTCTGATAGAACGCGCGCAGATCCATCGTGGCTCCTCTTTGCGGGCCCGGCAAAAGGGACTGGCTCGAATTTCGCCGTCTTTGCGATACTTCGTGCCTGTACCCTTTTGCCCCCGCGTTTGTTCTAGCTGTTCACCTGCACTCCGAAGCTGTTCCGCAAAACCCCGCATCCATACAGCACGTCCACCGTGAACTGCTGTGCCAGAGTGTTCGGTTGATAGCTCATCGTGACTCGCATTCCGAAGTTGCCGAGCTCCGCATACTCCGCAATCGCGCCAGTTCCCGGAAGAGGTTGTGGCAACCGCCGCACCACCAGGCCGATCGCGTCTCGCGCAAACGCCAGATTGTGCGTCGTCACCGGACTGCTCCCCGTATACACCACAAATTGGGATCGGAAGATGTAGAAATCCTTCATCTTCCCGACTGAGCCATCCACGATGGCGCGCAGCCCCGCTTCACCCGCCGTGTTGAATTCGCTGAACCGCGGAATCTGGCGCAGGGCGGAGTAGGTATTCGAGTCGACCACTAGGTACTTCGGGGCGCTGGCCGGAAGCTTGGCCGAGAATAGAGCAGTCTCCGCTGCATCCACCACCGCTTCCGTGATGGCGGTCCCCCCGGTTCCCACCGCCGCGTTGGTCGTGAACAATCCGTACAGTTCCAGCAGATCCGATTCGATGCTTTCTGCCAGCGCGACCACCGCCGGCTGCAAATACAGTTTCAGAAGATCTGGCACCGCCAGAACCTTGGTCACATCCGGGATTTGGAACGTCGCTTCCGCGTGCGTGTTCAGCACGATTTGTGCATTTCCGAGATTCGGATTTTGAGGCGTGACCGTCCCGCCTTCTGCGATATTGTTGGCCACCAGCGCGGGAGGAATCGGCACGTTTACCGTGTCTCCTGAATGCGCCAGAGTCGGTTCGTAGTCCCGATTTACCAGGTTCCCCATCACCAGGTTTCCCATGAGAGCCGGCAGCGCATCGGCTGCTACCAGCTTGACGATTGCATTGGCAACGTTTGCTGACGTAATTGCTGTGATTGTTGGCATTTATTCTCCTAGTTCTCTGTCCCTTACTTTCCCCGGAGGGTCTGCGTTGCAACTCTTACGATTTCCTGTCGTACCCGTTCCTTCTCCTCCGCACTCATTCCCGGCCGGATTCGATCCAGGTCCACGGCTTCTGCCGACTGTGAGCCCCGCTGGCCTCCGCTCGCGCCTGATCCTCCTGCCAGCCTCGCCGGTAACAACTCCGGATTCTCACCGACGAACTGCGCGAGATAGTCCCGCACTTCTAATCCGCCAGGCGCCAGAAGTCTTCCGTCGTCGGCTCGGTGGATCTCGTCCTTCACGGCCTTGAAGGCCAGCTCGACCTTCGCGACTCCCAACTTCTGCAGCTCCGCTCGGATCGACGCGTTCCGCTCTGCCTCCTCGGCCGCCGCCCGAGTCCTCTGGTTCTCAGCCACCAGGTCATTGACTCGCTGCTCCAGGCTCTCCCGGCGTTTTCTTTCCTCCGTGAGCTCCACTTTGTATGCTGGCTCGGCTTTGGTCTGCTCCGCCTTGACGAATTCCTGAATCACCGCCTGAACGATCTCCTGAACGTCCTTCTGCTGAATGCCTTTTTGCGCTTCGTCCATTCTTTTCTCCTCAACGGGTGGGGCCGCCAGTCTTGCCGGCAACCCGGTCTCCGCACCGGCTTCGCCGTCTCTTAGCTCATTCACCATTGCCTTCGATTTCCTCTGCGATGCGATCCTTCACGCTTTGCCTCGCATCGCACAAATACTTCAGCGCCAGTTTCTTGAAAATCTCTTTCTTCAAAGTCGGCGAATCCACGCCCAGGGCCAGCAACTGTTGCGCATCGCTGAGCTCCGTTGAAAAATCGGCGATATCAAACTCATCCAGCCCGCTGACACCGATCTCCACCCGGTCTTCACGCGCTGCGGCGATCGCCTTGAGGATTCTCCGGATCTGGTCCTTGACGCAATCTCCGTACCCCCGCAACACTTGCTGCGTCATTGACGCGTCCATCTGCTTGCTCAAACCCGACTGCCGGCCGCCCTTGTCCAGGGAGCCGCCGGCTTGGGGCAGATAGCATACCCGGTAAATTTCTTCCTGCAAGCTGGTCAGGTTGTCCGCCGCGATTTGATAGACCTTGCCTTCCGGCTCGGTCCACCCGAACTTGTCTCCCGGTCCGAGCTGAATGTAATAACTTTCCCCGACCATTTGGTCCCACTCGCGCTCGGAGTACACCACGGGCATCGCGAACAACCCCATCGTCAGCGCCCAGCCCAGCGCATTTGACTTATTGAAGTGCTCGAGCTGCAGGAGCCCGGCTCGATTCAGCAGCCAGAGTCCTTCCGGGATCTGAAGACGGAACAGCGGCACCCGATCCAGCTTTGACAGCCCGTGTGTCCCCTGGTCGATCAGCTTCACCTCGCCCAGTGACCCTAGTTCGTCGCCCGCCCTGGTGCGTTGATAGATTCGGAACTCATGCTTGTCGTAGTACGCCCACCGCGTTTCTACCTGAAACTGCGGATCCTCTACGTGATCCTTTTTCAGCATCTTGGTTCGGATCACCACCCACTCGTAGTTGCCGCGTTCGTCCAGGCTCCAGTTGATGACGTCGTCCGCGCCGTACTCCACCAGGTACGCGCGCGATGCCCCCAGAGCGTCCTCTTCCGCCCGGCTCCCGGCGCTGAGCGGCAATCGCGGAAAATCGACCAATACGAAGCTGGCGCCCGTGATTAGGGCTTCTATGAATTGCTTCCTGCAAAAGTCCGTCAGCCCCGTGCCCTTCTGGTCCACATCCTCCACTAGCGAACAGAAGAATTTCTTGCTGGCCTCGTCGTGGCCTTCGAAAGTCAGCACCGGCTCGCATCGAAACAGCGTCGCCGCATACCAGTCGATAATCGATCCGATGTAGTTCTGATAGAACACTCGGATCAATCGCTCCGCGTACACATCGCCTGGCTCGCGTTGTCTCCGGATCAGGTGATGCTGCGCGCGCAACTTGAGCTGCTCTCCGCCGGCATACAGATCCCGGTACAACAGCCAGGCTGCCCTCTTGATCCGATAGTCCGGATGCTCGAGATCGATATCAAACACGCCGCTTCCTTTCTCCGCTCATCAAACCAGCCTCAAAGGCTTTTCGCCGACGGTTCCGCCGCCCCGGCATTCCTGCCACACCAGGTAGCCCAACGCATCCGATAAGTGGGTCCGTCTTGCATCCCGCTCCTTGTCCACAATGAGGCTGTTCTCCTTGTACGTCACCTGCTCGAAATCGGCGATCAACTCTTTGCATCGCGGATGGACTCGTAAGTGACGTTCGCCGGCCGCCGATTCGAGTTTCGCGTTCATCAGCATCACCCGGTCCCTCACCGCCGGATTCGACCTTGGAATCCGGAAGCGAACTTCGCCGTACGCCCCGCCCCGCAGGAAATCACGGAGGATCTCCACATCCGTCGTCCCCGTCGTCTGCAATCGCGCTCCGGTTGCGTCTGCATACACCACCAGCCCCGCCGAATGCTTGGGGACCCGATCGGTCCTGAAAATCCCTTGAACCGCGCCGCCGAGTCGTGAAACTTCTTCTGCGATTCCAGCGGCCGATATTCTATTTCTCGGAGTCGGATCCCATCCCCTCCGGCTCGACCCATGTCACCTTAATCTCCCTCGGCTCATCGTCGTCTTCGAGTTCTTTTCGAAGTTGCACAAGCCGGATGTAATCCCCGAGCGTTGCCCTCAGCTCGTCGTCACTCAATTTCTGCTCCAACTTCTTCAGGAGCGTGCCCACTACTCTCGCCTGCCGCTTCTGCGGCGACAT